TGAAATCTAAGAAACTCGCTTCTGTATGATACCTGTAGATAGTTTATTATATAAAATTGATCAAAAACTAAATAAACTATCAACTAATGAGCATCAGCAGATTGCACTCGAAGATAAAATACTTTCGCTTAATGAAGCTCAAATAAAGCTCATAAAACAAAAGGTTGATGGGTTTAGTGTTGTTAGTGGTTTGGGAATGGACTCCTTTAAAAAACGTTATGAAGACTTACAAAGACTTGTAATTAATTATAACGATGGAGTGCTAAACCTACATCTCAAAAACCCAGTACTAAATCAGTGGTCAGCTGATATTGATTTGCTTGATCCAAAGTACATGTTCTACATTGACAGTTATGTTTTAGCTGACAAAGGCGTGTGTAAGGATCGACAAATCTGGATAAATAAAGATTTGGCAAAACATGGTGACTTGCAGTACTTAATGAACAACGTTCACTACAAGCCATCATTCGAATATCAAGAGACATTTAATTTTATCTCCTCAGATGAAATTAGTATATTCACAGACGGAACGTTCACTCCATCTGCAATATATCTCTCTTATATGAGATACCCCATCTACATTGATAAGACAGGCTACATTAAGTTTGACGGTCAACCATCTACTGATGTTAACTGTGAACTTGAAGCCTATCTGGAAGACGAGTTAGTAGATTTAACTGTCCAGAACTTAGCAATGTATACAGAGAATGCTTCTGCGGTACAGAGTGCCCAGTTCAGAATACAAACAAATGAATAAATAAACTTAACAAACAAACAAAAAAATGGCTGATTTCTCATTAACCACCCTTTTTGTAGTTCCAGTAGGGCAAACTGCTCTCCCTAGCTCTGGTTCTACTCAGGATCTAACCGCTGGTCAAGTTGGTTTCTTCAGAAACGATTACAGTGTGGCTACAGTTGGCAATATTGCTGCTGCTCCATACTTCTATGTAGCTCAAGGTAGACAAAACACCTACCTACAAGGCTCTAAGCGTTCTGATAAAATCAAGGGTTGTCCTTCTGGTTCAGGTTGCTCATCCAACGTAACTGAATGGTACAAAGTATCAGGTTGCGGTACTCCTGCTGTCCAAGTCACTGATGTGACTAATTGGAGCGTACAGTGTGGAGATGTTGTGACTCTTACTCTAAGAGGTCACTCTAGTTATCTTGACACCTTGTACTTCAACGGTTTCACCCGTTCAGTAACTGTACAAGCTCCTTGCTGTGATTGTGGTGCTGATCCTTGTGCTGACGTTAACACTAACGCATTGATCAACCAATTCATTTTCCAATTGAGCCTTGCAGCTCCTGGTAACAACCCTGACAACATTACATTGTCTGATTTCTATACTTTCGAAAACGTAGGTGGAACTATCCTTCGTATTTCTGGTAAGCCTCTTACCAAGTATGGCCAGCCTTGTGATATCGCTGCATTCCCTTGGGAGTATGACAGAATGTACTTCCGTACTTTCGTATACCAAGGTCCTGCTACCACTGCTGACTTCATCGTTGCTGACAATTGCGATATTGTAGCTGACCCTGTTGTTGTTCAGAGATCTTCTTACCCAACTGGTACTGCTGAAGAAATTGCTCAACTTGAGAAGAACTTCTACAGCTATCAGGCAGGTTACTTGAAGCACTTGTACAGAATGAATGGCTACAACGAGAACTTTGAGACTTATGTAAGCACTGGTGTTATTTATGATACTTATTACATCAAGTTCAATCAGTATGATCGATCTGCTTATCAGTGGGGTGATTACATCCACGAAGATGCTATGGTGATCATTGCTGCTCCTAATGCTGCCACTCTAGGTAATACTGGTATTGCTACCGCTGTTGAAGCTGTTCTTGAAGCTGCTCTTGGTAACGTAGTTGACAACAATGTTTGTATCACTACTACTACCACTACAACTTCTACGCCTCCAACAACTACTACCACTACTAGTACTTTAATTCCTTAATAGTAGGTAAGTTAAAATTTCTACAACCTATGCCAGAGGGTGAGAGGATTAGTTCTCAAAATCCTCTGGCATTTTATTTATAACTCTCATGTCAACTCTGAAACTAGATATTATTGTAGTTCCAACATATAACACGCTAACAATGGCTGTTTCTGATGCATCTACATATCCAACTAATCCACCAAATGTAAGTGCACCAACTTTAGAAGTTAATGTTCCAAACTTTGGGATAGTGAATGTTCCGTTTGTTCCTGATGAGATAAATGTATTATCATCTTCCAATCTAGGAATCACACCAGTTGGAGTGAATGATCCACTTCCTGATGGTATTTATTACTTGAAGTATTCAGTGGCTCCAGCAAACGTAAACTATGTTGAGAGAACTATTATGCGTACTGAGAGAATTCAGGAGAAGTTTGATGGAGCATTTATGAAACTTGACATGATGGAGTGTGACAGAGCAATTAAAACACAATCTAAGGTGGAGCTTACAACTATATCATTCTTTATCAATGGCTCTATGGCAGCTGCAAATAATTGTGCTTCAGTTGAAGCAAATAGATTGTATCTTCAAGCTGACAAAATGCTGAACAACTTCTTAAGAAATAACTGTGGATGTTCAGGAAATAATTATGCAACAGTAACAACCTACTATTAATATGGCAAAGTGTTCAAGATGCGGGGCAAGCGTTGGATGTGGATGTAATCTTAAAAATGGAATGTGTGCATTCTGTGCACAGAAGACTAAAGATGAAGATACAATTGTTCGACAGCCCGCTACCAATAGAATCGAACTAGAAAGATTAGTATAAACATCTTCTAAAAATAAATAAGTATGTTACAACCTAGATTAACATCTTGTCCTGAATGTGTTGATATTCCAACATTATTAGATGATATTGAATGCAGAATTACAGACGTTGCAAAAAACCTTTACAACAACACTGTATTTGCATTGAATATGCCTGTACCGTATACAACAATGATAGATCTTCTCAACTACAGAAGAATCTTGGCATATAAGTATTGTAACCCAGATTACGCTAAAGAATTTAGTGTATGTCAAATAGCTAGTAAAGTAAAACTTCTAAAATATAAATAAATGAGCTGCTCTAATTGCTTTAATGGATGCACAGAAATCATATCTGATCAGTGCGTAAAATATACAGGATATGGTATTCCTGCGCTTGGTATTTCCAATGGTGATACTCTTGCTTTTGTTGAATTACAAATTGCAAATTTCATAATAGACTTGTCCACTGGTAATGGCATTATCCCTGTTATTAACCCAGCTGATCTCTGCCCATTGGTGAATGGGTTTCTTCCAACGTCTGGTGAAATCACACTTAATGATGTTTTATCAGCACTGATAAAATCAATTTGCTCTTTAAAAACCAGTGTTACAGCAATTGAGGCAACACTCAATATCCTTAACGCCAATTATTCAATTGGATGTCTTACAGGTGTAACATCATCTTCTGATACACACGATGTTCTCCAAGCAGCTATTAATAAGCTATGTTCAACAGCTGCTGACCTAACAGCACTAGAAGCTGAGGTTGATACAAACTATGTTAAGTTAGCTGACTTAAATGCGCTTATTCAAGCATATTTAGATAGCATTGCTCCATCTGGCTTGTACAAGAACAATATGGTTCCTAATGTTGCTTATGAATACTATGGCCTTCTTACAGGTTTTGATATTACAGGAGCAGGTACTGGACAATGGATAGATGTATATTTGTGTAATGGTGGCAATGGTACACCAGACAAGAGAGGACGTGTTGCTGTAGGAACTACAGATGGAACTATGGCTGGAACTATACCAATGAGTTCTATAGTTAATCCAACTACACCAGGTAATCCAAGCTACTCACTTAATGGTTTAGCAGGTGCGAACAATGTTACTTTAACAACGAATCAAATCCCTTCGCACACGCATACAGCTACAGCAACTTCTACAGCTGCTCCTCACAGTCACCAACCTGCAAATGGTGGAGACTTTGCAATATGGGTTAATAATGAAGCTAACGCTGGTAGTGGTTCTAGTGGATTTGAAGTAAGTGCAGATAATCACCCTTCTTCAACTAGCAATGCAACAGTAACTGTCAATACTAGTGTAGTTGTTGATCCAGTAGGTGGTGGATTATCTCACAATAACATCCAACCTACAATTGGTGCTTATTACATCATGTACATCCCATAAAACTATGTCAAATAATACTACTTGCTTAGGTTGCGGTTCATTAGAAACATGTGGTTGTAATGATCCTGGAAGTGATTTAATATCAACATCAGAAGTTGTATACACTGGTCCTAATCTTCCTGGAACAGGAATTCAAACTTGTCAAAACTTAACAGAGATTCTTCAGATAATTGATGCTGAGATTTTGGCAATTAAACAAATAATTACACCTGTTGGACCAACTACATCAACAACTAGTACTTCTTCAACCAGTACCACCACCACTTCCACTACAGGAGCTGGTTATTATTCTTGGTATTTAGGAGGACTGGTGAATCTTTCTAGTCCATGTACATCAGCTGTATTGCTTCCTGTGTTGTATACATCTGTTCCTGTATTGGCAAATGGTGTAGTTTTATATACTAACACTGGTTTAACAATTCCTTATAATGGATATATTTACATAACTAATTTAAGTACTAGATGGATTGTAGCAAGTGGAGGAGTGTTAAGTGCAGCAAATTCTTGTTAATATTATAATTAAGTAAATTTATGAACGTTGTATGTGCAGCTGAACCATGTCCTGTTTTATTATCCTCTGCTTGTGTATTTTATGAGGGAGAAGATTTATTGTACATTCAGGTAAATACGAATGATAGTCTTCAAGTTGCATTAGAGAAGATAGACCAAGCATTTACAAATGCTCAGATGGGCTACATCTTTAACAATGGATTAATTCAATCAGGATTAAGTCAACCAGTGCAACTTGGTGGTAGTTTAATACAAAACACAACCATCTCAGGAAACTATACACTTACATTACAGGGTAATGTTCAAGCTGCAAAGCATGTAACAACAGGAGGTACATCCTCACAATTTGTTAAAGGTGATGGTACATTAGATGGTACATCTTACCAACCTTCAGGAAATTATATAACAGGTCTATCTGGAGATGGTGTAGCCACAGGACCAGGCAATGTAGCTTTCACGCTAAACACTGTAAATACAAACCCAGGAACATTTGGTAGTAGTCAAGTAGTACCAATTGTAACAGTGAATTCAAAAGGGTTAGTAACTAATGTCTCAACAGCAGCATTAGTAATGTATCCACAATCAATCACCTTCGTAGGTGATGTAGTTGGATCAGGCTTTACAGAATCTACAACAACATTATTATTACAAAATGTAAATGCTTCACCATACCCAACTATAACACCATTAAAGTTTTCTGTAAACGCAAAGGGATTGGTTACAGGAGCAAGTGCATTAACAGCTCTTGACATATACGCAATTCTTGGCTATGTTCCAGGTCCAGCAGGTACAAGTGGTAGTGCGGGAACCTCTGGAACCTCTGGTACTTCTGGTACATCAGGAAATACAGGAACAAGTGGTACAAGCGGTGTAAATGGTACTAGTGGTGTAAACGGTACCAGTGGTGTTAATGGCACTAGTGGAATCAATGGCACTAGTGGTACCAATGGTACGAGTGGTACTAGTGGTACTACAGGCACGAGTGGCTCTTCAGGCACTTCTGGTACAAATGGCACTAGTGGAACTAGCGGAACTAGTGGAACAGATGGTACAGATGGTACTAGCGGTACATCAGGATCAACTGGTACAAGTGGTACGAGTGGTAGCACTGGAACATCTGGATCAAGCGGAACGACAGGAACATCTGGATCTTCAGGCACTACAGGCACATCTGGTAGTTCAGGAACTAGTGGAAGCACTGGAACAAGTGGTAGCTCTGGAAGTAGCGGAACCTCTGGTACTGATGGTACTGATGGTACAAGTGGAACCAGTGGCACAACAGGAACAAGTGGATCTAGTGGTACAAGCGGTAGTGCTGGGACAAGTGGATCTTCTGGTACTAGTGGCACCACTGGTACATCTGGTTCTTCAGGTTTATCTGGAGATAAATTTGCCACTACATCAACCACAACTTACACACTACAAGCAGCAGGAAACTCAGGAACCATAACAGTGGGTCTTGGGCTCGCCTACACTGTAGCACAATCTATAATCATCGCCTACGATGCAAATAATCACAACGAGGCTGAAGTAGTTTCTTACAATCCATTAACAGGTGCATTAAGCTTTATAGTATATAGACTTACTGGCTCTGGTACATACAGTGTATGGCAAGTCAATCTTGATGGTGCTTCTGGTGGAGATGGTTCATCTGGAACCAGCGGTACTTCTGGTACTAGCGCAACTGCTGGTACAAGTGGCACTACAGGAAGTAGTGGTAGCTCAGGTACATCTGGTACAACAGGCACATCAGGGTCTAGTGGTACATCAGGTACTTCAGGAATAAACGGAACAAATGGCACCAGTGGCACTAGTGGAACTACAGGTTCTAGTGGCTCCTCTGGTACGTCAGGATCTACAGGAACTTCTGGTTCAAGTGGTACTAGTGGAACATCAGCTACGAATGGTACAGGAGGAACTAGTGGTACGTCAGGATCGAGTGGTACTAGTGGAACTAATGGCACTGGTGGAACCAGTGGTACCACTGGAACGAGTGGTTCATCTGGAACCTCTGGTACCAATGGTACTGGTGGAACTTCAGGAACATCTGGTACTACAGGAACCAGTGGAACAACAGGAACGTCTGGAACGTCTGGTACTAATGGTTCATCTGGTACTTCAGGTACAAACGGATCTAGCGGAACAACTGGCACATCTGGATCGAGTGGAACATCTGGTACAAATGGTTCTTCAGGAACTAGCGGAACAACAGGTACAAGTGGTACTACAGGTACCTCTGGTACTTCTGGTTCAAATGGATCAAGTGGTACATCAGGTAGTTCTGGTACAACTGGCACCAGTGGTACAACAGGTACAAGCGGAACTTCAGGCACTAATGGAACTGGAGGTTCTTCTGGAACTAGCGGTACATCTGGAACAAATGGTAGTTCAGGTACATCAGGCACTACTGGTACGTCTGGAACAAGTGGTACAGCAGGTAGTGGGGGTTCTTCTGGAACAAGTGGAACCACTGGCACTAGTGGAACTTCTGGAACTTCTGGAGTAACTGTAGGTGTATCTGGTACAACTAACACAGTGGCCAAATTTACAACTACTACCACTGTAGGTGATAGTAATATAACAGATACAGGAACTTTAGTTACCATTAACTCAACCCATCGTTTTAATGGACTAGGAACTGTTCAAGGAACAACTGCTTCAGACACTGCACCATTAGGAGGAGAGTTAGCAGCAGTGACAGCTTCAGGTACTAACTGGACATTAGCAGGAACTAACTTAAACGTAGGTGGATATACACACACTATTGGTAGTGTAGTTGCTTTGACAAGTACATTAGCAGCAGTTGCTGGAACATATTATCAAATAGCTTATACCATTACAGGAAGAACAACTGGTTCTATTACTATAAATTATGGTGGTTCATCTAATGGAGGTATTACTGCTTCAGGAGCAGTTGGTCCTTTAGCTTCAAGCACTGCTGTATTAACTGTTGTTCCAACAACAGACTTTAATGGTACTGTAGCAATCAGTGTTAAGAGTATTGGACTCTCAAGTGCTTCTATTACTTATTTAGATAGTACATCAACTACTAGAAATGAATTTAGAATTAACAATCTAAGTAATTTCTCTTTTGGAACAGGGGCAGGTAGAAGAACTACAACAGGGTCAGGTAATGTAGCAGTTGGTGGAAGTGCATTACAAAATAACACAACAGGAGCAAATAATGTAGCAATTGGTGCAAGTGCATTACCTTTTAATACAACAGCATCTGGAAATATAGCAATTGGTCAAAATGCATTGTTTAATAATACAACAGGAGCACCTAATATAGCAATTGGTCCATCTGCATTGTCTGCTAGTGTAGGGGCATCTAATAATGTAGCAATTGGACAGAGTGCATTGAGTCCTACTACAACAAATGGTAACACAGCAGTTGGTTCATTCGCAATGAGTGCTAATACAACAGGAACATTTAATACAGCGATAGGTCAACTTGTAATGTCAACTGCTACAACAGGATCTAATAACATAGCTATAGGAAGAGAGGCTGGTCGTTACATAGCAAATAAAACTGGAGCAGTGGTTTTAGTAAACAATAGTGTATTTCTTGGATGGAGAACATCTCCATCAGCAGATGACCAAACTAACCAAATTGTTATAGGATATGACTCAATAGGACTAGGTTCTAACACCACTGTACTTGGTAATAGCTCAACTGTTACAACTGCAATATATGGTAACTTACTGCTTGGAACTACGACACCTAGTGGCATTAAACTAGATGTTGTAGGATCAGCAAGGTTTTCAGGTACTGTAACATCTGGAAGTAATATTATTTTATCTGGAAATGCAGACCTTTTTCAAGCTGCATCAATATATAGAAACACTAACAGAGTGTTTTTTGGTGGCGATTCAGGTGGATACTTTTTCCAAGATTCAACAAATAGTACAACACTATTAACCATTCTAAACACAGGTGTAACCACCTTTTCAAGTAGCGTTACTGCTAGTGCCTTTATCCCAAGTGGTTCTACAGTTCCTACAAATGGAATGTATTTAAGTGCTGCTAATACTTTAAACTTTGCAACAGCATCTACAAATAGACTTGCAATAGTCTCCACTGGAGAGGCTACCTTCAGCAGTAGTGTCACAGCTAGTTCTTTAATAAGAGCAGGTGGAACTTCTAGTCAGTTTCTTATGGCTGATGGTTCAGTAAATAGTAACGTTCTTCCTAGTGGAGCATACCTTCCCCTAGCAGGTGGAACTTTGACAGGTGCCTTGAATGGGACTAGTGCTACATGGAGTGATATCAATGTATTTACAGGTACATCTATTGGTTTAGGTTCTCAAAGATGGATTGGTTCAGATGGTGGTACAGGTTTGTATTTAAATACACCAACAGGTTCAGGGATAAATTTGGCAATAAATAATAACTCTGTTTTAGGAATAGCCTCCACAGGTGCTGCTACCTTTACAGATAGTGTAACATCTAAAGTAAATAATATTTCAGCAGATGGTGCAGGAGTAGTATTACAAGGATATGTAGATAACAACTTAAGAATAGCGGTAAGAGGAAGTGGATACAATGATGGAGCAAGAGGTGGTTTACTTGCTAGTACAGGTGACTTCTCAAGTAGTGTGACTGCTACTAGTTTTAATCTAGGAAATGGTCAGTTCTTAAGGCTAACTAGAAATACTGGTGCTTTACAATATGATGCACTTGGAATAGTAGCAGGAACAGATAACACAAGGTTAATTTCTACAGGTGATTTTGATGTAGTAAATGGTGCTTTAACAAGTCAATTTAAAATAGCCTCAACAGGTGCAGCTACCTTTGCAAGTAGCATCACTGCAAATGGGAGTTTAAATGGAGTGCAAAGCGGAACTCAAAACCTTTTGATTGATTGGTCAAGTGAATCTCAGGTAACTACCTTGACAAATACGGATTTATTCTTTGGCACAAATGCTCAAAGAAGAATAACTATTAAGGCAGGTGGCAACGTGCTGATTGGAACAACAATAGATAGTGGTGTAAGATTAGATGTACGTGGACCTTCCCCAATGGCTCGTATAGGACTTGTAGGAGGTGGATACATTGAATTAACTGATAATCAAATTTCAGCAAAAACGTCCGCTGGAGCAGCAAGTAATTTATTTATAAACGTTTCAGGAACAAGTACAATTCTTAACAGAGATAGTGGCAACGTACTGATTGGAACGACAACAGACGCAAGCACTAAACTTAGAGTAAATGGAACTACTTTCACAAACGAATTAGTAACTTTTGCACCTGCATCTGATATTCAGTCTAGTGTCGCTTGGAGATTTGGAGTAGCTACTACTGCGGCAGTAACTCCAAATAGAAGACTTAGAGTTAAAGTTGGCGCAATTGAATATTACATAGGAGCAGTAGAAGTATAAAAATAAACTATAAACAAATGAAGACAATAGAACCAGTATCCATTTGGGACAATGGATTAGTTTATCAAGCAAAGATTTTAAATACTTATGCTACCAACGTAACACTAGGAACAAGTGCAGAATTCTACTATCAGTTATTTTCTGAGAATGCAGACCTAACAATTGGTATTCAAGTAGCACAAGGGAATCTAACAATGGCAGGTGAAGCCTACGCTCAATGGGAAGTGGATTCTTACGCATGGGATTGGGTTGCAGGTCAACTGAATCTTACCATCACAGGTGACTATGTTCCTCCTGTATCAACTACCACTAGTACAACTACAGAAGTTGTAAAAGGTGCAGAATAAAACCAATTTTACGTCAATTAAATAAAACTCTACTTTATTGGTTTTGTAGGTTTTCTCCCAGGCATTTAATGTCTGGGAGTTTTTATTTGGAAAAATGATTAAATTTGAGTAGATATAACTCTGAAAATCAGCAACACAAGATGTCAACATTAAGAAAGCTAGTCTCTGACGTTAGGAGCACGCACAAAATCATATCAACAGATAGCCTCATTACAGACAGAGCAATTGCCTCTGAAGTGCGGAATAATGCACTATTGTTGATAAAAAGAGAAACCAACCTTAGAAAACTCTGGGCAACAGATACAATTTTTACAACCATTCCGTGTTTAGAAATGTGTGAAGTGCCCATCTCAGAATGTTGTGATTATGCAGATCCTTGTTCTGTTGCAAGATCAACATATCAACTTCCTAGAATATCTGAAGGAAATTATCAATATGTTATTCAAGGTGTTTATTCAATAAATGCAATGTCAGGACAGGGCACTAAGATAAAAGAGATTACTGTCAATCGTTATCTCAATCTATTAAAACTTCCTGTTATTAAAAAAGAACAGTATTTCTGGATTTCAAATGGTTATCTTTATGTCAGCAATCCAGCATTACAGGCTGTTAGGTTTGTAGCTCTCTTTGAAGAAGATGTACCTAATAACATTCTATATCCTGAATGTGGATGTGGAACTCCAAGCTATACAACTGATCAGCTTTGTCAGAATCCTTTAGATAAAGAGTTTGCTCTCCCAGGATACTTGGAGAAGCAAGTGCTTGACTTAACTGCACAGAAGCTTCTACAGAGCTATTTCAATCTGAAGACTGACATGACTGATGATGGAATAGATGGTCAATCACCAAACGCACCACAGTTTAGATGAGAGTACCAATAGATTGGCGAAGTGCCTCAAAAGAAAACTACAATAATTTCAAGAGTGAGAAGCCTGAAATAAACCTCTCTTTCGATGACTGGAAGAGAGTTGTTTATGGCTTCAATGAAATGTTTGTTGAGCACATGCTTGAAACAGGGGAGAAAGTAAAACTCCCATGTGGAATAGGGGACTTTGCAATCAACAAAAAGAAAAGAGTGAGAACCACAATGGTTGATGGTAAAGAGTATATAAATCTTCCAATCGACTGGAAAAAAACTAGAGAGAAGGGAAAATACATTTACAACTTTAACTACCATACAGAAGGGTATTACTTTGGGTGGAAATGGTTTAAAAGATCTTGTAGATTTAAGTTTTCTGATTTATGGTTATTCAAACCAACTAGACAAAACTCTAGATTGATTAACCATTATTTGAAAGTTGATGAGAAGTACCAACATATTTATGCAACATGGAATCGTAATTAAAAATGGCATATTACTATAAATTTAACTTCGTAAGCCCAGATCCAATCTACTCAACTGTCAAAGAAGAATTAAAAAGCTACTTTGACACAGGTGCTGTAGATGATCTGTTATTCCCCACCTATCTAGACAAGTGTCTTAGGAAGCTGGGAAGAGCCACGTACGTGATAGCTGAATCAGCTC